CCACCCCCGAAAAAAGCCCACCCCTATACGGCATCATCGAGAACCATTACTCATTTTAGGGGGCGGGGAGAGATATTTCCTGCGTGGTTATTGAGGTTCTTCCCCTGGACCCCTGGCCCCAATCCTGCTATCTTAGTCACCCGAATACGAAAAGGAGGTGATATTCTATGAATCGTTTACCAGATAACGGACTGGCCTACGGGCCCTACGGCGGTCTGGGTTACTTCGAGCGACGCAACCCGAGGGCAGTTTCCCCGACCCCCTTCCGGCTCCGCCGTTTCCTGAAGTTCCTGGCCTCGCTTGTGGCCTAGCCAAAAAGAACCGGGGGCTAGAGGACTGGTTGGCGCGCCGCCTCCCCAGACGGCTTGTTACAACTTTCGGTCCCTAGCCCCCGGTTTAAAACTTCTTCAGTGGCAAATCCAGCCGTCGTAGCACCAGGCGTGGATGGACGGGTAGCCTTCCGGGCAGTGCCCATGGTGGAACAACCGAGGCTCGCGGGGCCGCAGAACCTCCTGCTCGTCGTCCCAGGGGCTCATGTCACCAAACGGGTCATCCAGTTGCCGGAGCTTTTTGAATATCTCATTCATTTGTTTGGTCCGGGCCATTTTACCTCCGACTCGAAGCCCTCTGATCTCCTGAACCAATCGCTCCTTCTCACTCATCATAGATCAAAAACTCGTAGTTATTGGCCCAGTCCTGCTGGGTGATGTAGTCGTCCGGCAGTTCTCTAACCACCCGGCGGTTGGTCAGTCTGCCATCCATCTCATCACCCTCCCAGATGTACACATCGCGAAAGGGGTCCTCTATGTCCCTGAGTTTTTTGAACAAGGTCTTGGCGCGTGCGTTCCACCCAGACTTACGCTCAGCCTGTAGCCTCTTGATCTCCTGAACCAGTTGTTCTCTTCGCTCCATCACCAGCTCTCCTTGTCTTCAACCGAAATCGTATACCGGCTCACATTGGCCTTCTTGCTGACCTTGAGCACCCTGGTCCCCCCGCGCTGGGCCAGGGTTCTTAGTTCCCGTCCGAGCCGGACCGCCGTGTAGCGGTTGAGGAGGGGCCGCAGGTTGCCTTCGTCCAGGCCCATGATGTTCGTGTAGAGATCGGTGGCCGTGCCTTTCCACTCGGTATGGGCCTTATCGTCGCGCCTCATGGAGGCAGCCCAGCGGTCCAGGACCTCAATCAATTTGGTCGCCGGGTTGTCCTCCTGGGCCGTGTGCAGCATCTCCGGGTGATGGTAGGGCCGGATGCCGAAGCGCTTGTTCTCCTCCCAGACCACGTGGCCGGGCGGCGAATACTCCAGTAACCACCGCAGAAAGTGCGGCAATTCGGCGGCAATGATCGCCTCGTTCTCCTTGTTGGTCCCGAACGGGTGGTGGTGGTCGGTGAACTTGAAGAGCATGATCTTGTCGGCCACCGCATTGTCCATCGGGGGTAGGACCGACAGGGATTGCGGGTCGGTGTTGCAGGTCATGAAGAGCCGCCCGTACCAGGGGATCTCAATCGAGTCCTTGTGCTTGGGGTGGTAGCTCACACGGGGGTTGGCCACGTGGGCCTTGATCGCCTCGCCGAACATCTTGTGGCTGTCGTAGTCGACCAGCTTCTGCGGGTCGTCGATGCTCCAGACCGGATGCTCGGCCGCTGTCTTGTTGAAACTTGTTTTGCCCTGCAGGTAGGAGGTGGCATCGGCAAAGCCCCCGAGCGCCGCGCCCACGATCCGCCAGTTCAAAAGCGTCTTGCCCTGGCTCGGGCCTCCCGCGACGACGACCACCTGCCCCTGGACCGGGTCGCACTCGTACGCTCCTTTATAGAACCGCGAGAACCAGGACAGGAAGTAGGGGAGCTGTTCGTCCCCGAAGACCGGCCAGAGCCAGCTCTTGATCCAGGGCCAATGGGTCTCGGAGCCGTCGGAGGCCGGTTGCACCGGCTTGCGGAAATTGATGTTGAGAAAACGGTCGTTGCCGATGTCCACGACCTCGTCCTGGGCAAAGAGAATCGGCACGGCCGCGTCGATGCGGCGCTGGGTCTCGATCGTGTAGATGACGCGGTCCATTTGCGAAGCCCCCTTCTTGGTCTCGGTCTTGATCCCATGGACCCGCAGCGCCCTGGCCAGGTTCTCCACGCGGGCGTCATGCCAGCGGTCGGACCCGTTCTTGAACCAATAGCTGCGCCCGTCGTAGTAGAACTCCATTACGGCCTTGCCGATGACCTCCTCGCGGAATTTCTCGACGAAGGAATTGCCGAGTAGCTCGCCCCAGGTGACGAAGGCTTTGCCCGCGCGATCGGTGTAGCAGACCATCCCGTGGTCGCCGACCTGGCAGCCGATGCGATCCACGCCGTCTTCGAGCCAGAAGGTCGGCCCCCGTGCCCCTAGTTTGAATTCCCCCGGCCACCGGCCCGGCCAGCGCGCTTCCACCTCGGCCGCGATTTTTTCAATGGGAATCTCGGTGTCGGTCCCACCGACCTTGTTCCAGTTGACCTTGTTACCGGCCTCGACGAGCAGGTCTCCTATGACATCCTCGCGCACGGCCGCCGAGCCCGGCACCAGGGCCCAGTCGTAGCCGATCTCGTAGAATTGATTGGTGCGGAACGTGCACTCGTCAATACCCGGCAGGATCTTACCCAGCTTGAACTTGCGGGCCATCTCCTTCATGACCGCCTTGGTCATCTCGGGGCAATCGACGGCGATCGGCCGGTCGAACTCCCAAACGATGCGGGCGTTGCCGCTGAAAGTCTTGCTGATGGCCGTGGGCAGCGCATCGGGGTTGCAGCGCTCAACTAGTTCGTTTAAGTCGAAATTGGCGGGCAGCTTCGCGTCATAGTCGGCCACCAGCCCGTGCATCCAGCGCGCCGGGTTCTCCAGGCTGATGCGGCGGTGCGGATTGAGTCCCTCGAACGCGGTGTAGAAACAATGGTCGGTGTCCTTGTCCTTGATCCACTTCTCGTAATCATCCTTGGTCGAGACGGGGTAGGGGTCGCTCGTCACTTCCCAGGGATTGACGGGCAGGGGTTTCGTGTCCGAAGCGGACATGTTGGGGAGGTAAAAGGCTTTCATGGTTGTGTGGGTATGTAGGTTTTTCCGTCGATGACGGAGGTGGGTAAGTTCGAAATCCAGGGGTCGTGTTCCAAAAAGGCGACCACGCCGTCCTCTTCATGGACGCAGCGCAGCACCAGGCACTTGGTGCGGTTGATGTAATCCTCCAGCGGCTCCCAGCCGCCCAGGGTCTTGAGGACTTGCTCAACCACGGCGTTCGCCCTCCAGTTCCCTGATCCGCTGTTGCAGGTGTTCGAGGCGCTCGATGACCGCGCTCATCCACGCCTTGACCATTTCGGGGTCGGCTCCGGCCGTCCACGGAGTTGTGGTTGTCGTCCACGTCGGCGAAGACACAACAGACCCGATCGACTGGCTGTACCCAATGGATTGGGTCCCGGTTCCAGCGCTGGTTGCCCAAGTGATCATTTCGTCGGGCTCACTCATGGCTTCACAAACACATGGTCGCCCAGGTGCATGTATTGTAGGTGGTTCACGTGACTGTCCTCGTCGTGCATGGTCCAGAGAAACGCGTTCGCCTCGCCGGTCATGACGTCCTCCTCGATCGTGACATAGCCGCCGGTGTCGTGCTCGTAGTTGGACTTCTCGTGCCAGCCGCTGAGTTTCTCGAAGACTCGGATGGATTTGTTATTCAGCATGGGGTTTGAGACGGATGTGCGCGCTGATGTGGCCAACGATGCGCATGCCGTGTTCGTGGGCGTGGCGGTGCGCGTCGGCCCAGCATCGCTCCCACACCGTGATGATGTGCCGCTCTCCCTGGAAATCGTACTCGGCCAGGAACGGTGTCATACCGCCCCAGTCCTCCGAAACCCCGTCGTTGCCGACCCAATCGTCGGTGTCAAATCTCATTGCCCGGCCTCCTGGAGCGCGGGGAGATACTCCTGGCGGATTTCGTCGATCTTCTGCCCGGCGAAGGCGAACACGGTCGCCAGCCCGAGAATAATGATGACAAAGGCCACCAGATCCCAAAGATCGTTTTCGTTGCCCGGTTTCATTTCCAGTCTCCTCTATGACACAAGAGCCCGATCACGCCGTAATTGGCGATGTCCAGCCACGTGTCGCTCACCTTTTCGTGTTCCGGGTGTTTGTCACCCCAGACCAAGGTTTTGAGCCGTTCGACTTTGTCGTTGAGCCTCACGATGACACCCTTCTCTCCAAAGGCACTGATGTTCCCCGGACCGTAGTCCCGGTTCTTCTGGTCCAGCAGCACCGCGCATTCGCAGAACACTTCGAATGATTTGCGGCCCAGCGGGGTGGTTAAACCGAGCTGGTCAGCTATGTCAGAGACAGTCAGTAGGTCGGATTTTTTATAGGTCAGTATTTCAGCGTTCATTTTTCGTATTTCTTGGTTATCTTGGCTTCGGCTGCCAGCGGCAGCGTCTGGGCCCATTCCGGCGGCGTCGACATGACGTCCAGAATAAATTCTTTGGCCTGCTCGGCCTGCTCCTCGTAGACGCAAACGACGACTTCGTCGTGCACGCGCATTATGACATTCAAGCCTGCCTCGCGGATCTTGCGCACGCATTCCATAAAAACATCTCGTGCCATGGCCTGAACTAAGTTCTCTACCAAACTTCCACCCCACCATTTCATGCGCATGAACTTGCCTCCGCGCACGATCTCGGCCGAGAGATGACCCTCGTTGTTGTTGGGGTTGCGGTAGAAAAGACTCCTCCCGCTCGGCAGCTCCATACTGAACTTGTCCGAGTTGCGAATGACTTCGGCGCGCAGGTTGTTCTCCAACATCTTCCACAGCTCGCCGACCTTCGGGTTCTTTTTGCGGTAGAGATGAACGAGTCTTGTCGCCTCTTCCTTGGGCAAGCCGGTGACGTCGCCAAAGCGCGTGATGCCCATGCCATAACCCAGGCCGAGGTTGAGCTGCTTGACCAGATGGCGGATGCCCGTGGTGTCGGTGCGCAGCGATTCGGGCTTGTCCCAGAACCCCCAGGCCCTGGCTTGTGCTTCATAAAGATCGGAGCTGTTTTTGATGAACTCCAGCATCTCGGCGTCCTTGGCCAGGTAGGCCAGGCACCTTGGTTCGATCTGCGCCAAGTCCGCGACAACAAGTGTCATACCTTCCGGGGCTTCGATCAAGCCGCGCACGTTGACCCCGTAGCTCTCGGCGCGCTGCAAGTTCTGCATATTGAGCCCCGCGTCCCCTGAATCCCTGCCCGTGGTGGCCCCGAAATACTTGAGCCCGTAGCCCATCCATCCGTTGGGCCTTGTGCGACCCTCCATGGTTTCGAGTTTCCGCAGGAGCGCGTTGCACTTGCGGAACTGACGCATGGCCGAAACCCACGGGTAGCGGTCGCCATACTCTTTTTCCCACGCTTCGCATTCCTCGCTGTCCTCGGCCAGGGACGGCGGGGGCAGGATGCCAACCTTGCGGCACTCCTCAGCCAGCGCGAGGGGGGACAGGGTCTTCTTGTCCTCCTGGACCCAGGGGAGTTTCTGCTCCGCTTCCCACAAAAGGACCTTCAAGTGTTCGATGCGGTCCCGAACGACCGTCTTATTGACCGGCACACCCTGGACACACATGCGCGTGGTCTCGCGCGAAAGCCATTGTTCATGCTCGGGCCACTTGTGACCGTGTTCTTCCCAAATTCTAAGGCAGTAGTCGGCGTCGGCGATGGCATACTCTTCGACTTCGCGGCGGAAAGCCTCGTCCATCTCTTCCCATCGCTTGCCTTTCATCTTGTTGCGGGTGTCTTTGGACACCTGAGCCTTGAAAAGAGCCTCCGATGCGCCCTTCAAGTTGCGCGGCACTCCCAAAAAGGCGCATAAATCGGCCGTACAGTCCCAAACGTGCGGAAAATGGGCGGGGACCTTGCCGTTTTCGACAATACTCTCGTAGACCGGCTTGTCGAAGGACCGGTTGTGGCTCACCCAGCGCCAGTTTTCCCCGGCGATGGTCGACCAATCGAAATTTTCCGGCCTCCCACAGTATTTTTGGCCGGTGGAAGTGGAAATCGTCACCAAATAGGCATCGAATTCAGGGTGTCGGCAGTAGTGCCACACACCTTGGCTGTCGATACCCACGTCCTTCGAGTAGTAGGTCTCGAAGTCGATGGCTGCTGTTTGCATGAAAGGGGAGTGTCTGGCCGGAGCATTGTTTCACAGAGGGCACACAGCGTAGTGAGCGCCCACACAAAGCGCCCATCGCATTACTTCCTCCCCGCAGGATCTCCCTGCGTAGCATGCACCCCGACCAGACATGAATTGTTACTGAGTGTTGGCGACCATGGACTCGAAGAACGCCGCATCCTCCTTGGAATGCAGCCCGTCGAACTTGGCCTCGGGGATAAACCACGTGCCCTTGGCCCCCTTGGTCAGGGAACTCGTGAGCTGCCATTTACCGGTCCAGAGTCCGCTGGACAACTGGTTGTAACCGGCGGTGATGATCTTCTTACCAAGCGAGGTGAAGGCGGACGACGCGACAGTATAGACTGCCAACGTGTATTGCTTGCTCGCGTGCTCGCGGTAGAAGAAGGCCGCGAACTCCTCTTTGAGGTTGGCCGGTTTTTCGATGGCCAGCGAGAGGTGCGCGATCTCCTGGAAGTAGTTCGGCTCACCCCATTTGAGGCTGCCCCCGTTGGCGATGACCTGCTCCTGCTTGTCATAGACCTGCGGCATGGACTGGTCCCCTTGTTCCAGTTTCTGCCGGTATTGCTTGTGCAGGCGCAGGACCGTGATGCTTAGCGGCGTCTTACCGTCGGAAAGCATCGCTTCCTTGTTGAGCATGAAGACGCCCGGTGTCAGGCCCGAGTCGGCCAATTCGCCGATCTTCTGGACCAGGTTGACGCGCGGCAGTTGGATGTCGCGCATGGTGATCTCGCCCGTGATGCCGCGAGCGGCGGGCACCGTCATGGCTTCAGACTTGGTTATTGCCACAGGGTGACTGTCACCTGCGGGCACGATTTTGGACTCCGTCGCCGGAGCCTGGTTGACGGCCTCAGGGGCCGTTTCTTTGAACGATACAGTTGCCATATATTTTGGTTGTTTGGATTTTTAGGTTTTCTTTTTGCGGAGTTGGTAGGAGACACCTTCATCTTGAAGGACCCCCAGGTCCCGCAGCTTGCCCTCCAACGCAAGCCGGGTTTTTGCCTTCGAGCCCTTGGGGGCTTTTTGGGCAAAAAGTTCTTCGAGTTTTGGATACGAAACTTTGTCCACGCAGGTGAGGAAGTCGCGCAGCTCGATCGCGTCCTGCACGGCCTCAAAGGCTCCGAGGGCGCTGGTGATCGAGCGCGGTTTGCTTTGTTCGATGACCTTGAAGCCGGGAAGGTCCAGACCTTGGTCTACGGCCATCTCGGTCGCGCGTTTGCGGACCCCGGTGGCCCAGGACTCCACGATCGGGACCAGGGTCATGAGGGCTGCGACTTTCTTAGGGTCGTCCTGCTCGCTGCCGTGCACAGATTCCGGAATCGGCAGTCCTTCCTCCTGGTAGCGTTGGGCGATTGTTAAAATCTTGGTCGCCAGCGCGGGACATTTCGCCTGATAGGCGCAGTAATCGCACACTCCCGCTTGCGGGTTGAAGCCCCCACCGGCCTCCGCCCGCTCAATCACGGTCGACACACGCAGTCTAATGGTCGACATGTCTTTCCTGGTATAGGTGTGCGTACTAACCTCGTCCCGCGCTGGGACCAAAAACCACATGGTGATCTCGTTGACGTGGGGAAATTTCTGGAAGAGCCCGAGGACGTAGGCCTGGCCCTGGATGTTGATCTCCGCGTCGTCGATCGCGCCGTAGCCGGTCTTGTAGTCGATGGCGTCAGCCGTATCGTCCGCGTAAATAATAAAGCGGTCACACGTCCCGAAGGTGGAACGTCCCGAGCCCAGGTCGATTTGGACTTTGATCTCGCGGAGGTCTTTGGTGATGGTGGTCATTTAGAAGCGGCCTCCTCCCGGTAAGCGAAGCATGCCGTTTTCCAGTTTTTGGATTCGATTTGCGCGTCACCCAATTCACGGCGCAGTTTTTTGGCTTCGACTTTCAGGGCCTCGAAATAGGAGTTCATCAGGTCGCGTTCCCGCTCCGCCTTTTGAGCGCGGATCGTCAGATCTTTGATCTCCGCTTCACACTCGTAGATGCTCCGCTCCAGTTTGCGGGCAAACTTGGCACTGACCGTGCCGGTGCGATTGGTGAAGTGCCTGCCGAGCTTGCTGATCGACAAAAAGCTCGTTAGCTGAGCATCTGTTTGTGGCGTGTCACTCATACGCCCGTTTTCCTCCGGATGATCTGCCCGACATACCCCTGCAGGGACTCGTAAATCGACCGCTCCTCGTCGTTGGCGCACTTGGACGGGTCGTCCTTTTCCATGGCCTCGTGGATGCGGTCGCCCTTGTCCGAGGCCCAGTTGGACCCCTCACGGTTCTGCCAAGACGGGCAGATTTCCTTGTATTTGAGGGAGGAGGGGCCGTGCTTGGCGTGGGCCGGTTCAGCCGACGGCACTACCGGTTGTGAGGCGGGCGGTGTCATTTGTGGCGTCAACACTAGGGAATCTGTTGTGGGTGTCAAGTCACCTTTGTGCAGCTCGGACAAATTTTTCAGTTTCTGCTTGACGGAGGCCTCGACTTTCTCCTCGACTGTCCCGGCCGCGAACAAAATCCGCTGCACCGAGTTTGTCATAGACCCCGCGCGGTCGACGCGTCCGAGTGTCTGCAAAAGATCCTTTGCGTTGAAGGTCGGCGAGATCAGTGCGGTGCGCGGTCTTACGCCTCGCTGGTCATGAAGCGATACTCCGAGTCCTCCGGCCGCGATGTTGCAGAGGACGACTTGATCAGCATCGCTTGAAAATCGTTCCACGACCAACTGTCGCTCTTCGGCTTTTTGGTCGCCTTCAATTTTGCCGTAGGGGACTTTGAGCCTTTGCCCAAGGGCTTCAATCGTAGCCGCAAAGTTGACAAAGACGGCCACCGAATTTCCGGCGTGGAGTTCGTCCTCAATGATTTCAACCGTTGCTGGTACTTTCGCCAGTTCGATTGCCTGTCTTGCTCGGAGCTGCGCGACGAGTTTTTGCGCGGCTTTGTTTTTGCTGTCGTTTTGCATCCGCTGTTCGAGGGCGGACAATTCTTGGTCCATTTCTTCATAGAGTTTTTTGATCTGCCCCTTGTCCCCGAAGTCAATCGGGTCGGTGACGATGCGTGTTTCCTTGAAATGCTCGGCAAGCAGAGCCCGTGTCATACGGTCGCCGTGCTCGGGGTAGAGTTCGTAGTTGATCTTGTCCAGGGCCCAGGACTCGCGGTGTTTGAACTCAAGCTGGCCCCACGGGTTGATCACGCACCCGTGCGCCTTGGCCCAGTTGTAGAAATTCGAAAGTGAATGAATCCCGAGGATGAATCCGCTGGCCCGCATCTCGGTCGGGTCTTCGGCGGCGGAGGCAGAGAGCAGGAGGTTTTGCCAGGGCTTGGCCGCAATCAGCATCTTTGCGTTCTTGCTCCACATCCCCTGGCACCTGTGCACCTCGTCCCAGACGATCAAACAGTCGTTCGGAATCTTCCACTCGAACTGTTTGCCGCTCCAGTGGCCGAAGCGCGTCTTGCCGGTGCGCAGCTTCTCGTAGTTGAGGATGCCAAGGGGCCTCGTACCTTGTTCAACACATGTCCGCTCCCACGAGGGGATGACGATCTTCGGACAGACGACAAAAATGGAAGCACCGAGCCGCTTGGCTGTCTCGATGGCACAGACGGTCTTGCCCGTGCCAGTCTCCGACGAATCCAATGCGGCCCGGTGCTTTTTTAGCGCATTAACCAATCGGTTAACGTGCTCCTCTTGAGCGGCGTAGAGGGTCTTCAAATTAACCCCCGATGGGCAGCATGGTAAATAAGTAAGGCGTCCGCAGTCGCCAGGGTCACCGTGACCTTGGGGTAAAGTTGCTGGGCGCGCTCCTTCAATTTGTTCTTCCACTCGGTCTTCGACATGCCGTTCGAGTTGCCGAGGCTCAGGGCCTTTTGCCACTTCTGCGGGGCCACCTGCCGCATTTCGAAGCCTTGCATGTATGTTATCGCTTCGAGGTGACCAACACCCTTGCCGAAATTAAACATGGCCGAACCCGGAGCCCCCCGACCTCCGGCGTAGCCGCCGACCTTTTCCAGGTAGACGACCCCGCCGGAGGGGAATTGGCGTAGGAGCGTGGCGAGATCGCCCAGAGTGTCGGGCATGTTGCAGACCTGTGGTGCAGATAAATCTACACCATAGGCGAAACCGCCCGACTTACCTGGGTCGATTGCGATGATCATGCCGCGAGAAGTCGCGCCCTGCAGCGGCGGGCCGAGGCCGTGAGTCCCGACTCGATCCATCCCTGGATGTCGGATTCACGGAACCGGACTTTGCCGCCGATCTTGTAAAAGGGCAGGGGGTTTTTATCCTGACGCATCAGAGCGCGGATTTGTCGCGGCGTGGTCTGGAGTCGGTCGGCAGCGCTGCGCACGTCGTAGATGGGGTCACGATCGTCCTGCAGCAGTTGCCCTGGCTCCACGTCCTCCATGTCGATGCGCATCCGTCCATCGGACAGCATCGTCAGGCGAACGCTGTTGCCAGCCTCAAGCGTTAACCGGTTCAAGCGCATCTAACTCGGCCTTGAGGCTTCGGTTGATGAGTTCGTCCCGCGTCATGCCTTGTTCGGCCGCGAGCTTGTCGAGTTTGGTCAGTGTTTCATTGTCGATTTCGAGTTCTACCTCTTTGTACATGGGTCGTGGTTTCTTATTAGGTGGAGTCGGGTAAAGGTGGCTGTCACCCCCTTACCCAACGAGTTTGGGTTTGTTTTTGGCGTAGATTACCTAAATCCGAGAAGCAGGTGAGGGATACTTCTCAGAGATCTTTTTTATATCGGTCCAGGCGGTTTTGGAGCGAGCGTTCTTTGGCCAGTTTGGCTTTTTGTTTTTTCTCGAAGTCCGACTGTTCTTTTTTGATGTCAGCTCGCTCTTGTGGCGAGAGGACGACGTCCTCCACCATTTTTCCGAGGTGTGACCGAACTAGGTCGGCCACGTTGGTTTTCTTGCGGACCGCCAGTTTGGTCAGTCTTTGGTATGTTTCGCGCTCCAGGTAGACGCCCAGGATGCGTTTGTTCTTATCGCGTTGGTTAGCCATTGTGTGTGTGTTCTGTGTTGTGCGGTTGTGTTTGTTAATAAAGTTTGGCCAGAATCTTCGAGGTGTCAATCACCTTGAACCACTCTTCGGCTATCGTTTTGGCCGCCAAGCCTTTGTAAGTCGATTGAATCTCCGAGGGCGAGTTTCCGCACTGCTCGGCGATCTCGTTGGCGTTGCGCGTTAGGGCCATGGCGTACGTGATGTAGGCCTTGCGGTGTCCGTTTTGCTTGTAAGGTATCCCCGCCGCTTCGCGCAGTTTTTTGACCCGCTTGTTGATGTTGCCGTGGATGAGTTTGGTCATCTTCCGAGTCTCGGCCTGCATGGCGATTTCTTTGAGTCCGTCTTTGACCCCTGGCGGGAAGTAAGCATACCGCCGCTTGTTGGTCTTGGTGATTTCGGTCTTGAGGACAAACGCGCCCTCCTCCCAGTCAACATCGCTCCACTTGAGCCGGGCGATCTCGGCCAGACGGATGCCGCTGTAGTTGGCCGCGATGATCCACGGGACCATGGTCCAGTGGGCCTCTTCAAAAAGACGCTTGAGATCGTCGGGCGAGTAAAAATTCGGGGTCTTCTTAAAATGCTTGGACGAGATCTTTTTTGTCCCGTCGGCCACCGTGCCTTTGTACTCCGGCATGAAAGACGTATAGCCCTTGGTCAAAGCCCACTGGTACATGGCCTTGATGTTGGCGCGGTTGTTGTGCCGCGTGCGCAGGTCCTCGATTGAACCCAGGTAGTTGTTGAGATCGTCAACCGTGATGGTCTTGAAGTCTTTGTTGCGGAAGTAATCGGCAAACTTGCCCACGTGGTATTTGATCGTGGCCAGCGTGTCTTTTTGGATCGGGTCTCTGCGCTTGACTGCGACGAACTCTTCGGTGACAGTCACCGCCGATACCGATGGCATCAGGTTGTGGTGCTGTGCGTAGAAGCGCAGCACGTCTTCGAGTTTGGTGCCCTTTAAGACATGTTTCCATTTGTCGACGCTTTTGGTCGCCGGTTGCGGCGTTTCGCCTTTTTCGAAAGCCGCGAGGACTTGGGCCGCGCGATCCAGCGCGTCGTCGAAGTCTTTGCGCGTTTCGCGGATGCGTCGGCTGCCCAGCCGGTAGGCAATCGTGAACAAATAGTCCCCGTTGCGGGGCTGGCGGTAGATGGTGACTTTGCCGTAGCGGTTCCGTTGAACCAACGGCCATGTGATCCTGCGTGTGGTGCTCATTTTTTGTATGACAGCATTGTCATCTGGATGACAACTTTTGTCAAATTGAGGGTGACCAAAACCCACACCATACGCAAGAGAAACTTTTGTCAATTCATGCAGTTTTTGCCATAAAATGTTGATCCTACACAGTGATAAAAAGTTTCAAGTGCGGGTGTTTGACAATTTGAGAAGCGACTTCGAATCCCCATGGCTCCATTTTTATCTCGTTGTAAACCAACGACTTACGAAGGTGAATAGTCACCTGCTGACAAATCGCTGACAAATTTATGCCAGCGAAAAAGAAATCAGCACCCGCCCCGCGCACGGTTTCGATCTATGGGGAACAATGGCCAACGGACATCACGATGGTCACCGTCGAGCTGACTTGTTTGATAAAACCGCCAAGAAAATCTCCGGGCCAAATGCACCATTTCAAGGAGGTTGTGGACCACCTGTGGAACCACCCGGACTCGCGCAATCGTGTGGAATGGACGCCTTGGCTGGAGCGCATGATCGAGGCCGCCTTCGAGCACAAGTATCTGGCCGTGGCGGGTTGCGCCTCGTCGGGAAAATCTCAGGCCTACGCACTGTGGGCCATCGTGCAATTCCTTTGCTCGCCCTGGAACACCTTGGTCCTGGTCACGTCGACGAGTTTGAAGGAATCGCGCAAACGTATCTGGGGCGCAATCACGGACATGTGGCGCGCGGTGCCGGGTTTACCTGGTAAGCTCGTGGACTCGGTCGGCATGATCCGCTTCGACGACGGAAGCGGGAAGCAATTCGGCGACCGCTGCGGTATTTCATTGATTGCCGCCGAACGCAAAAAAGAACGCGAGGCCATCGGCAAGCTGGTCGGTATCAAGCAGCAGCGGGTCATTTTCATCGCCGACGAGTTGCCCGAGCTGGGCGAGTCCATCCTTGAGGCGGCCTACACCAACTTATCCAATAACCCGCATTTTCAGTTGATCGGCATCGGCAACCCCGCGTCCTACTACGATCCCTTCGGCCAGTTCGCCACTCCCAAGAGCGGCTGGGGTTCGATCACGGTCAACGACGAGGAGTGGGAAACCGAGCGCGGCTATTGCCTGCACTTTGACGCCCACAAGTCCCCCAACATCCAGGCAGGACACATCATCTACCCCTGGATGATCACACCGGACAATCTGGCCGAGAGCGCCAGCAAGCTCGGGGAAAACAGTCCAGGGTATTGGCGTATGTATCGTGGCTTTTGGTGTCCGACGGGTGCGGAAGACTCCATCTACTCCGAGGCCGACATCATCCGCCACGGGGCGGACCAGACGGTGACCTGGCTGGAACCGCCCACGAAAGTCGCGGCTCTCGATCCTTCGTTTAGCTCCAATGGCGACCGCAGCATCCTGTATTTCGGTTTTTGTGGCTTTAACGCTGAGGGCAAGAAAGTCATTTGCCTGGACCATTACGAAGAGCTGCGCGAGGACGTGACCAACAAGGAAGAGCCAAGGTCTTACCAGATCGCCCGGCAGTTCCGCGACAAGTGCGAAGCCTGGGGCGTCCTGCCCAGAAACGCGGCTTACGATGCCTCCGGTGGCGGCGCGCCTTTCGGGGACGTGGTCGACGTGGTCTGGAGCCGAGAGGTCCTTCGGGTCCACTTCGGGGGCAAGGCCAGTGACAAGCATGTCTCGTTGACCGATCCGACGCCAGGCCATGAGCGGTATTCCAACCGGGTGAGCGAGCTTTGGTGGGCGGGCAAGGAGCTGATCCGCAACAAACAGCTCTTCGGAGTCGGCCGCGATTTGGTTCGGGAAATGACCGAGCGGCTGTATACGACCGAAAAAGGGTCGGGTATGCGGATTCGGGTCGAGAGCAAGGCCGACATGAAGTCCCGGATCGGCAAAAGTCCCGACTTGTCCGATGCCGCCTTTATCCTGATTGACCTCTGCCGGGCTCGGCTCGGACTTAGCGCCACGGACAAAACTCCCAAAGATCCGTATAATAGAACTTCCGGGTATAAGACCTGGTTCAAAAAGAAGGACGTCGTGGCCAAGGCCGGGCGGAATCTAAATCAAAAAGGACGTGCAATTTTTAACTTGCACAGGTGACAGTCACCTGTAAGATATTCGCAACTTCCGGAATAATGTTACTTGTAATTCCCGTCAGCGAGGCCGACGTGCGTTTGGCCGATGACGTCGTGACGCTGATCAAGGCCTTCGGGCCTTATCATCATCACGATCTCCTTGTCGTGGGCACGGAGGAGAACGCCGCGTCGATGAACAAATTGCTCGGCGAGCTAAGTCCTTTGTTCAACAAGTCCGACATCCGCGTGTTCCAGGGCGGAGTCAAAGGCTGGCCGCTCGGACCGAATTTCTATTGGCGTTCGACCATTCTGCATCTTTACGAGAACACGTCGGACATCGGCATGCCCTGGTATTGGTTTGAGTTGGACAACACGCCGCTCAAGCAGGGTTGGCTCGACACGCTGCAGGTTGAGTATAACCGCAGCAACGCCATTTTCATGGGCCCGAAGCACGCGACCTACGTCAAGGGTCCCGAGGGCGAGCTGGTTGTGCAGGGTTACCACATGTGCGGCACGGCGGTTTATCCGGGCAATTTTATCGAGCATTCGACCCTTTGGCGTGTCGAGGGCGGCATCGCTTTCGATGTCTGGGTCCAGTGGGAGGTGCTGCCCAAGCTGCACGAGACGCTTTACATGCAGCACAACTGGAAAACACGGAATTACCGCCGCAAAGGCAGCCGGATTGTTTCCGATAATTTCGACATGCCGCACCCCGACCTGCACACCAACAATCCGATCGCGCCAGACGCAGTGGTGTGCCACGGATGCAAGGACGGCAGCCTGGCCCGGTTGATCTTAGAGGACCTCGACGGGAAGACGGCGAAACTTATTCCCGATCCCGATCCGCTCGACGAGCCGACGGCCGAGAGGCCCCGCTTCAACACGGACGAAGTCGATCTGGTTTTCCCGAAGAATCGTAAACGGAAGAAAATCTTGGAGGAAGCAGCATGAGAGACGCTTTAGATGCTTTGGCGGAGAGCGGCGACCCTATCGCCGAAGAGATTCGGCGCAACAAGTCGAGACACAACGCAGGAGGTTCGTCTGGGACACCTGGTAAGAGCGGACTTAAACAGCGTGCGTGGAGCAACTATTCCGGCTCCACAAAACAGCGCGCGTGGGACAACTACGACGCGGAGACGTCGCCGCTTCCCGGCAGAAAAGCCCCCAGGGGTAAGGCCGATTCTAAAGAAGATTCGGATTGGCAAAAGCTACAACAGCGCACCCGTTTGAAAAAAGGGCTAGACGCACTGCGCAAAAATACCCCGGTCACCGAAGAGTTTAACTCGGATTTGTTAATGGCATGACTTCCTACGAAACGCTTCTGGAAAATGTTACCGAGACTGGCGCTCCGCCCCGCGCCCGCGTCAAGGACTCCAAGTCGCTTTACGAGATTTACAAAAAGCTCAAGGACGCCGACGACAAGTCCTCCCGTAACCGCGCCGAGATTCAGGCCATGTTCGACGGGGTTCCGCCCTACTCGGACACCGACCTGATCTCCAGCGGCCAGGCTTACCGTTGCAATGTCAACTTTGACGAGGCCTCCGCGATCTTAGAATCCTCGATGGCCGGTTACATTGACCTCATCCATTCGGTCGAGCACCTCCTTACACTCAAGACCGACTTTGGTGATAGTAAGCAGCGCATCGAAATGTCTTCAGTCATTTCCGAAGAGTTGACCCGCGCCATCCGTTCGTGGCCCCAGTTCCATTTCAACTACCTGCTCCTCTGCCAATACTTCATCGCGCACGGCATCGGCATCGTTTACTGGGAGGATGACATCGACTGGCGCTGGAAGGTCTCGATGTTCGGCGACTTCCTGATCCCCCGTAAAACTCTGGCCTGCGAGGACGAGATCGAGGTGGCGGTCTGCGTGCGCTCCTACCAGGCCCATCAACTTTTCAAATTTATCGAGGACCCCGAGGTGGCGGCCGACATGGGCTGGAACGTGGAGCAAGTCCGCAAGGCTTTGCTGAAAGCGACCCAGGGTAATACCGGCGCGTTCACCGACTGGGAGCACCTGCAAAACGAATTCAAGAACAACGACCTCTTCACCGGCACCGCCGGAGCGTCGGAGATCAAGGTGCTGCACGCTTGGGTCAAGGAGTTCGACGGCACGGTCTCCTACTACATGACCCTCGAAAACAATGAAGCGGAAGATTTTCTCTGCGTTAAGCGCAATATTTACAATCACGTCAATAGCGCTTTTGTCTTTTTCCCTTTTGGTATTGGCACTAACGGTTATTACCATTCGATTCGCGGCCTGGGTTACAAGATTTTTCCCCAGATCCAACTGAGCAACCGGCTCCGCTGCCAGATGGCCGATGGAGCCATGCTCAGTTCGACTTTGCTGCTTCAGCCGCAGAACGAGCAGGCCCTCGAAGAACTTAACTTCACCTATTACGGTCCGTACTCGGTTTTGGCCCCCGACCAAATCAACGTGGTCGAGCGGGCGATGCCCGATGTCTCCAAGACGGCCATGCCGTTCCTTCAGGATCTTGTGGCGCAGATGCAATACAAGACCGGGGCCTACGAGAACGCCAGTTCCGCGATCAACGACAACCGCGAGAAAACCAAGTTTGAGACCCAAGCCATCCTGACCGGTCAGTCCCGGCTGTCATTGGCGTCGCTGAATCTTTTCTATGAGCCCTGGGGCCGCGTGCTCAAGGAAGTGGTCCGTCGTTTTGTCTGCGGATGTTATGTCGACGGCGAACCCGGCAGTCGTGAGATTTTGGAATTCAAAAACCGCTGCATGATGCGGGGTGTGCCGCCCGAGGCTATCGCCGCGATCGACCTGGATTCGGTTCGCCCGGTGCGCGCCATTGGTTCTGGCTCGGAGGCCGCTCGCCTTTTGGCTACCGACGAACTTACCCAGCTCATGCCGGGCTTCGACGAATACGGACGCAAAGCTGCTATCCGCGACCGCGTGGCCGCACGTTTCGGCTACGACCTGGCTGATCGCTACACTCCGCCGCCGGATGCTGAGGCTCGCCCAGTCATCGACGTCAAAATGGCCATGCTGGAAAACCCCGATCTGCAGAATGGCGTGGAGATTCAGATTCTCCCCAACGAGAACCACCTCGAACACGCCCGCGTTCACTTGGCCGCGCTCGGTCAGTTGGCCGAGGCGGTCGAGGGTGGCGCGGCTCCGATCGAGGGCGTCATCGACGGGATGGTGGCGTTGTTCGGCCACACCACGATGCACGTCGAACAAGTTTCCCAGGACGTCACGATTCCCGAAGAGGGCGCGATGCTGCGTCAGTCGCTTCAGCAGTTTGGCGAGATCGTCAACAACGGCGTCAAGCAGGTGCAGAAGATGCGCGAGCAGCAGGCCGCACAAGGCCCGGATATGACTATGGCCCAAGAGCAGGCTGCGCCCATCACGGACGACTTCACCGACAAACTTGAACAGAAGCTCCAGGAGCACCAACTCAAACTGCAGATGATGCAGGAAGTGCATCGCACCAAACTCAACCTTCGCGTCGCCGAAGTCCGCCAGAAACTGGCGTTACGCGATGCCGAGGTCGCCAACAAACTAACTCAAATCAGGGGGTAATAAGTATATGATGACTATGGCAACTACAGGATACCAAGGATCTACGCCCGATCGTCGTGCGGCCTTGGATAAGGCAGCAATGAACCGCAAGCGCACTAAACTTACATTAGACCAAGCCGAGGAGCTGGCGGAGCAGGAGTTGGATCGCCTTGGAGCTACCGGTCTGGGTCGGGCCAAACGCAAACTTGCATTGATTGGCCGTTCGGTCGGTAAAGAGTTCATACAAAGTAAGTAGGGTATCTGCTGGTTCATGACTTCAACCAACAAACCCAGACGTATCCAAAAAGACGAGCCGGGTTACGGCCGCAAGAAGTTCAAGGTCTTGGCGTCCGAAAATGGCAAGACCAAGAGCATTATGTTTGGTGACCCCGATATGACGATTAAGAAGAACATCCCCGAACGGCGCAAATCCTTCCGCGCCCGCCACGGGTGTGACACCAAGAACCACAGCAAACTTTCGGCCGCTTATTGGTCCTGCAAGGCCTGGTAATGACATTCAAAGATTGGAACGAAGATCCGGAACTCCGGATGGCTCTACGCAAAGCTCTGATGGTATCGCCTATGCGCGAGGCCTTGGAGGTTCTGCTCAAGGGCAACCTGCCCCGTTGGTCCACGCCGCCCAATGCCGACCCGATGTCGGCGGCGGCTCTCCAACACGCCCGCAATGCGGGCTATTACGATTTTCACCGGGCCCTGGTCAAATTGACCGATGATCCACCCGATCCGCGCAAGAAACTCCCGGAACCCTGGGAGAACACCGCGCTGCAATAATTTATGGCAAACGAAACCGCTACCGAGGCCTCATCGGCCACAACTAATACCGCAACCGAAACCCCGTCTCCTTTGCAGGAGACCCCGTCATCCACGGTCGAAAACCTTCCGCAGAACGACGGGGATTTCGCCACGTGGCTCTCCGATCGTCTGGAAAAGTTCGACAAGGGTGAAGAGACCGCTCCTTGGGATAAGAAAGAGGAGGAGATGGAGCCCGCCGCCGAAAAGGAGGAGGAGTCCGAGGCTGAGCCCGAGGAAAAGTCCGAGGAGCCCAAAGAAGAGTCCGAGGCAGAGGAAGAGGACGATGGCGAAGAGACAAAGAACATGTCGGCTGCTGCCGGAGCCAAGTTCAAGGAACTTAAAACCGAACTTAAAGAATACAAAGCCAAGCTGGCCGAGGCGACCAAGCTGATTGAAGAAGCCAAAAGCACTCCGGCCAACCCCGAGGAAGTCGAGACGCTCAAAGCCAAGCTCGCCGAATATGAACAGGAGATCGCCGTGACCCGTGTCGAGGCCACTCCTGAATATAAGCGCGCGGTCATCGAACCGACTCAGGCCATCCTGGACGCCGCCTCCACTTTGGCGGAACGCTACAAGATCGACGCCCGCAAGCTGGTCAACGCCTTGCGTGAGGAGTCGGCTGCCGAGGGCAGCGACGCCCTGACCGAGTTGGCCGGGGACTTCAGCGAACGTGATCGCGTGCGTCTTTACCGCATGGCGGATGATTTATCGGATGTCTCACGCCGCCGCGACTACCTGCGCGAAAACGCCTCCAAAGCCTACGAAGAGCGCCAGGCGCAGATGAAGGCCGAAGAGGAGAAGATGGAAAAGTCTTACCGCGAGCGCACCAGCCAGATCGCCACCAAGATTTGGGCCGAAACCTTTTCCGAGCACCCTGTCCTCTCCAAGATGGACAAATCCATCGTGGAGGAAGTGCGCGGTGCGGGTTCCGAGGCCGATCTTTTAGAGTCTACTCCCGAAGAGCGGGCCTACGCGGTTTATGCCGGAGTGGCGCTGCCCCATTTGGTCAAGCAGTTCGAGGCGGCCACGAGCAAAGTCGCCGAACTGGAAAAGGCGTTGTCCAAGTATAAGAAGGCCTCGCCCAAAGTTTCTGGTAATACCGACACGTCTGTCTCGGTGCCTGAAGACACCGGATTCCTTGACGCCATTGAAAAAAGATTTGCCCTTGGTTAATTTTTCTTTGACGGGTGACAGTCACCTGCTAATATAGCTTTGTTCTAGTATGAGGAACGAAAACTCATGCGGGTTCGCTCGGGACCATAACCCCGTTCTACCAGCTTAATTTGTAGAGCTTAAACGGCAGGCCATCTCGGCTCTGCCTCCTCCCTGGCTCGGGAAGGAGAAATCCACGGCATGGAGACCGCAGGCACGCTGTGTGCCCCGCGACCACTCCGTCCCGAACCCGAAACCTAAAATTCCTTAAAGGAGGATTTTTTGTATGGCATATGATATCAACACGTGGCTGGAAGCGGAAAGCGGACGCATCGGCCCCGATATTTACCACAAATCGCTCAATACGAGCCCGTGGTTGAAATTGGTTAAACAAGACACCTGGCCCGATGAAATGGGCTACGAGGTCTCCGTTCTGACCTACTCCCGCTCGCTGCCGGAAACGGCACTCTCATGGAACAATGTTGGCTTCAGCACCGGTTCCGGCGCTGGCACCTGCGTTCCTTCGGCCTCGACGGTCAACTTCTACCAGAAGCTGGCTACCTACAACCTGCAGCAGACGGCGATCCAATCGCCCCCGCTGTGCGTCAATGACCTGCGCTACTCCTGGCGTCGCAAGGACCAGCTCAGCCACATTTTCCGTATTCTTACGGAGAACACGAGCTGGGCGTGGAAAGACCGTTATCGCAACGAGTTTCTCCGCTTGTCCAAGCGTCAGGTGCTGGTGGCTTCGGCCGGAACTTCGAATCCCGAGACTTTCACCTCGGCCAACTCGAACTTCCCGGCGCAGATCGCCACGACCAAACTCAC